GGACTGGACAAAGAGCAAGCAGCCGTTTCAATCAATTTCGGATGGTCGACTACAGGTGATTCCGACCCTATCTGCGAAATTTCCCTAGACGATAATTCGGATCTATGTTGAGACTGAGTCTCGATAATGTAAACCGTTGATAATCAGGCAATTAGTGTTTTACATTACTGTTATTGTTTGTAGTTATCGAATTTACGTATTCACATGAACACGATAGCACAGCACAGCACAGCCACAGGACAGCCACAGGACAGCACAGCCACAGGACAGCACAGCCACAGCACAGCACAGCACAGCCACAGCACAGCACAGGACACCACGCCCGTACCCTACCGACCCCAAAGCGCAGCGCAGCGCTGTAGCGCTGACGCATAAAAAATTTTTTGCCCAAGGCACTTTACAAGTGCTAAACGAAAGCGCATATTAACTTACTAACCCATGTCCCAAGAGCCTCAAGAACCCCCTCCTTGTCCCCCACCATACCAACAAGAGACCGAGCGCCCAAAAAAGGACTGTCCGAAGTGCGAAGAACACAACACGCTCAAGAAGTATAAAGCGGGCTGGGCTTGCAGCTATTGTTTCTACCATGAAGACTAAGATCGATCTCACCAATAAACGGTTTGGCCGATGGACGGTACTTTTAGAAAATAAAAAAGTACACGATACCAAGTCCGAGACCCACCCGTCCTTGTGGTATTGCGTGTGTGATTGTGGTGAGGTCAGACCAGAAGTGCTGTATTCCTCATTGGTGTCTGGTCGATCAAAATCGTGTGGCTGTCTGCGTAAAGAGTTCAATCGAGTAGCCCCAAAAATGCGGCATAAATATGTGCCCTGTTCTTTAGACGACGTATGATCAAAATAGTAGGACATCCAGAACGCGCAAGGAATCTGGTCAACATGAAGTTCGGCCTCCTTACCGTAGTAGCCTGCTGCGGGAAAGACGCCTACAACAAGATATATTGGGACTGTATCTGCGACTGTGGAGGTAGCAGGAGAATGGTGTTTGGTTACTACCTAACCTCTGGTGCCTATACGCGGTGTGTTCTTTGCAGGATAGCCAACAACAAGAATGGACGGTGGAATGGCGGTCGGCCAAAAAAGGGGACATTCCCAAAAGAAGGGTTTGGGAAAAAGCCTGCAACCATAAAGAAGTATAAGAAGCTGTATGCCAAGATGCTCCGAGAAACCGGGGATATCTGCTAGCTTGACTAGTTATCCGCGGTCTACTACCATAAGAGAACATGGTAAACTCAGTCCAGCAATCCCAAAGTATAGCTACAGCCATCCCCGCAGTAGTTTCTCAAGACGATCAGACGCTGATCAAACGCGGACGAGTAAAGTCTCCAGCAGACATTGCGCGAATCCATCAGACATTATTTAATGAAGACCTGTTGTCTTCGCAGAAGCGGGCAATGGTCCAAGCTGCGATTGACGGTGAAGCCCCTTATTCCGGCCAGAAGGAGCGCCTCTCCGGGCAGTCTGGTCGAAGCAATATCAATTTCGGACAATTGGCTCAAGCGGTCGAAGAGGCGCAGATGCCTTACTTCCGTCTCCTTGAGTCTTTGGATACCCTATGCACGACACCAACTAAATATGGGGACACCGAGACTCGCACGAACATCGAGCCTGTGTTGGCAGAAGAGATTACTCGGATGCTCAAGAACTGGTCTGGGTTCCTCCCGTTGTGGGGACAGCTTTCTCTATTATATGTGTCAGAGGGCATTGGTTTTTCTCTGTTCTCGGACGCTATCGACTGGCGCTGGCAAGTGAAAGGTCTTCAACACCTCAAGTTCCCTCGTCGCATCCGTGCAGACGTCAACTACCTCGACATCGTGACGTGCGAGGATATGATGAGGCCCGATGAGTTGTATTCCAAGATCACTGCCGAAGAGCCTCTTGAGGACGCGCAGAAGTATTGGAACAAGGACGAGATCCTTAAAACCATCAAAGAGACAGCACGTTCACACGGGCTAAACGCAAACGATCCTCAAGAAGTCGCCCAGACGTGGAAAGACAACGATCTCTCCCAAGGGCTGACGGCAAACACTGTGCGAGTCATCCACGCGTATGTCCGAGAACTGGATGGAACTGTAAGCCACTATCTGGCCCGGTATGATGGTGAAGGCGACTGGCTCTATAAGTGTGAGGGCAAGTTCAAGGACTTCTCTTCACTACTTACTTCCTTTATCGGTAGTGTTGGCAGCAATGGTGACTTCCAGTCTATTCGTGGAGTCGGCTATCGCCTGTTCCCGGCAACGTCAGGGCAGAATCGTCTGCTCAACAAGTTCCTCGACCAAGCTTGTATTGCCTCGACTCCTCACTTGTCCACCAGCAACGAGGACGCGAACGTCGAGCAGATGATCAGACCAATGGGTCCATACATGCTCATGGCAGATGGGACAGCTTTCCAAGAAATTCAGACACCTGATTTCAGTAAGAACCTCATCCCAGCGATCCAAGCTCTGGAAGGTATTTTCCGTTCAAGGGCATCTGCGTCTGCACCTGTTGCCGCAAGCGGAATGGACCGGACGCAGAAGACCAAGTATCAAGTGCAGACTGAGACGGAGCAATCGGGGGCCTTGCAGTCGAGCGGATTCTCAATGTTCATGGCAGCATGGGAGCGTCATTTGAGATGCGTGCTGTCTCGAGTGTCCAGAGAGGATTACTTGATCACCGATCCCGGTGGGAAAGAAGTCCACGAACTCCGCCTGCGTCTTGTCGCCCGGGGAATCCCTCTTGAAGCCCTCTACAGGCTCGACGTGAAAGCTGCTGAAGTGAATACCGGACTTGGCAAAGGCAGCGCAAGTGAGCGCCGATCAGTGGTCAACATGCTGAACGAGACCCTTTGGCCGAGACTCGATGCCAAGGGCAAGAATATCCTCGACCGCATGACCGCAGCCAGCTACGCTGGAACGCAGATTGCCAAGATGCTTGTTCCCGACATCATCGGAGGCAGACCTCCTATCGATGCACAGGTCGCCCAGCTTGAGAATAGCCTCATGTCTCTCGGCAAGCCGCCAGCATTTGAGCCGAACCAAGATCACGTCATCCATATCGACAAGCACTTGGAAGACCTCTACCAGATCAATACTCAGCTTACTCAGATGCAGATCGAACTGCGTCCAGCCATCGACCAGATGCAACCTATCTGGGAGCATTGCATCAACGACCATCTCCCACTCATCGATCCAAGCAATCAAGACTACCGCAGGTTCAAAGAAGCGTTGCAGCAACTTGGTGAACTCATCAAGAACAGCCGCAAGCACCTTGACGCGGAAGATCAGCGTGCGGCAGAAGAGCAGGCTGAAGCCCAAGGTCAGGAGGCTCCAGAAGAGCTATACAACGGAGCACCTGCTGGATTGTTTGCAGCAGCGGTCGATGCCAACGCGAGAGCGGCAAGTAAAGACGCTGCGGTGATCGAGAAGACCAAGGCGGAGACTCAGATCATGCTTGAGCGTCACAGGCAGCAGTTGGCGGCGAACGACGTGAAACTTGCTCTGGACGTCAAGAAAAGCCAAAGTAGGTAACACGAACATTCGTGCTAGACAGCCCAGCATATTTCGATAAACTGAAAGGGTAAATGATAACTACTCACCTTCAAACGTCTAAAGAAATATACAGGTTTAGGCAAAACAAAGAAGCTGTCGGGAGACTCCAAGAGCTTCTGTCTGACCCAGTGATGAAATCAGCCATGACTATGGTAGAGAATCTGTCCAGACCGTCAGTGCTGCCTGAATTGACTCCCACTGTCCACCACGACACTTCGATTGCCCATTATATGCACATGCTTATCGGGGTAAACAAAGCCTTTGCTATGCTCAAGCACATGGCTACCGACGTGGGTAGCGAAGACGACACCGACTTTAGCGAGGATGAAGCCGGAGATTTTGAGTCTTACGGTCGCAACATCAAGGCAATTAACCTCTCTAAAACCAAATAACACCTATGTCAGAACCAATTACTGCACCCTCGCCAGCGCCAGCGGCACCCGCTCCGGCAGCACCAGCACCTAGTTCACCTAGTATCCAATCGGCTCCTCCGCCATCCGGGGGTATGGACTTGATGAGTGAACTCTCAGACAGTATCTCAGAAGTAAAGAACGGGAAGGCCCCTCAAAAGGCCAAGGCGGCTTCACCAAAGGCCCAAGAGAAGAAGCCCGATATCGCAGCTAAAGAAGCAGCGAGTGGTGAGAAGCCTACGGAGAAGCAACCTTGGGAGCTTGATTCGGTTTCCGAGAAAGAGGAGCCGACCACTGAAGAAGCTCCATCCGAAGAGAAGGTTCCTGATGATGTCAGGACTCCAGAAGCCAAGGCACGCTGGACTGAGTTGAAGAAAAGCCAGAACGAACTCAACAAACTCAAGCCAGAGTATGAAGCTCTGAAGGAAGAAGTCGAAAAACTGCGGGCTACCCCAGAGAAGGTTCCTGAAGAAGTTGAGAATGAACTCAAGGAACTGCGTCAGTTCCGTGCCGCCTATAAAGTTGAAGAGTCGCCTGAGTTCAAACAGTATGTCACCGAACCGTGGACTGAACAGGTAACAGCGATTCAAGAAGTTGCAGAGTTTGCGGGTATCGACGTGGACACTTTGCTCAAGGCTACTGACGAGCCGAATACGCTTCGTCGGGCGCAGGCGATCAAAGCGGCTCTGGCAGAATCCATAGAGGATGTTGATTCTCATGCCATCGAGATCGTAATGCGTGCAGCGGACAAACTTCACAAAGAAGTGTATCCCAACCAAGCGCAACTCAAAGCTCAGGCTTTAGAGATCCAAAACGCCTTCAAAGGCAAGGAGGAATTGGAGAAAAGCAAGAAAGCTCAGGAAATTGAGCAGAAGTTTAGTGCTTCAGCAGAGCAGATGTATACCACCCTTGAATCCAAGCTCAAGGCAACTGGTCTGTTCAACAACAAAGAACTGGCTGAACGAGTCAAAGCGGCAAAGCCGTATGATATCTCTGAGAAACCAATGGAAGCGGCGTATCAGGCGCAGGCAAGTGCATTACTACCCGGCTTCATTACCAAGTACAACGAGGTTGTCTCCGAACTCAAGACCGTGAAAGCTGCCCTTGCGGCTCGCGGGAAAGCCGTTGCTTCTCCTTCGGATAACTCTGAAGCACCAAAATCGACCAGTAGCGAGTACGATGGCGGAGCCAATCTGGAAGACGAGCTTCGCGCCGTTACTCGGAGACGTTAAGACAAACGGTCATAAGCAATGAGCCTCTTTGGTAAAACCGAGAGGCTCATTCTTTTTATTGACACATGTTTAGAAAAGACGTATATCTGACACTGAGTATAAAAAGCGCGGTTTGTCGCAAGGAAAGGCTCGATCCTTAGAACAAGCAAAAAGAGCTTAACAAGAGTTGGGGTCGCTCCCCCGATGCACGCAACGAGTCTCAATCTCGCCTTTTGCTGTATCGGACAATCGAGCATCAGGGGCGAAAACCAAAACCCCCCAAACCACCCCCCGACTAATATGGCTAACCTCAATGAAATCTTCGCCCGCGATGCTGAACGTATCCAAGGCGACATCTACCACATCCAGCGTGACCAAGGTCGCGTTTCCGCGCTTATCAAGAAGGAAACCCTTCCTGAAGGCATGGGCTACAACTTCACCACTCCTGTCATCCAGCGGTCTAACCGCACTGGCGGTGCAGGCTGGGTGGAAGTTCAAGCTGAAGACGGTACAGGCAATAACTGTACTCCTACCCCCGGTGTCACCACCTCGGCTATCGACATCCTCTCTTGGTCCGCTGAAAAGCGTGTCGAGAAGTCCGATGTGATCTGTCTTGACGACGCTTGGAGCGCCTACAACTTCACCGAACAGGTGACCCGCAAGCGCGAAGAATTCGTCGCCACCATCGTTGACCTCTGGGAAGACGCTGACAAAGACCACTTCTTCAAAGCCGCCGGACACAAAATCGTGTTCAATGGTTCCCTCACCGAAGGTAACTCCACAACCATGCCTGCTAGCGCAGCCACCTACCAGATCAACCAAGACCTTCTTGATTCGATCCGCTCTCGTGGTCTTCGTGACGGTATGGGCAAGGAGCCTTACGCTATGCGCGACGGTGGTCCAGTCCTTCCTCTCATCCTCTCGGACGAAGCTCACCGCACTCTTATCAAGGGCGATGCTTCTATCCGCGAAGACTTCCGTTTCGCTGAAATGGGCAAAGGAGTTGAAGGTGCTACCCTGCTCAAAGCATGGTCCGTCGACAAGTCGTATGGTGGCTTTATGCACATCATCGACACGAAGATGCCTCGCTTCAACTTCACTGGTGGCGCATGGGTACCCGTTCCTTTCTACACCACCGCATCCGCCACCATCGGAACGAAGCTGGTTCTCAATCCAGCCTACCTCACCGCTGAATACGAAGATGCTTATGTCTGGCACCCAGACGTAGTGCATCGTCTCACTCCGAAGACCCGCTCTTCGGTTGGCGCTGACACCAAGTTCGCTGGTTTCGGCTACAACGGTGAAGTCGTATGGCGCAACATCCCGAACGTGGATGACAACCTGATGGAAAATCAGGGCTTCTGGGCCGCCCAGTTGTATGCTGCTTGGAAACCTATCAAGGTCCAATACGGCTACGTCGTCCGTTTCAAACGCTGCCCAAGCATCATTGGTGCCGCTTGCCCTACTGCCTAATGTAGGTTAAACTAGGGCAGGGGTTGCTAACCACAGCCCCTGCCTTTTTTACTTAAACCAACGACTCTAACATTATGCCACCAATGAACATGGACATGCCAGCAATGGGTATGGACGAAGCTATGGGACAAGAAGAACAGGAACAACTCGATGAGGTGATCTCTTTCACCCCACCTAAAGGTTTCACTCCTCCAGACGACATGGAAGAAGGAAAACCTTTTGACACCGTCGCTTCGATGGTGATGAAAGGCGGAAAACTTACTCTGCAATCTATCAACGGGGCAAAAATCTCACCGATGGAAGAAGAGACTGAGGATATGGAAGAAGAGGAATCAAGCGAGTCTTCTATGCCTGCCGAAGATGGTGGAGCTACTCTTGCTTCCGAAATCAAGAAAGCCGGATACGGACGATAATTATGACTGCATCCCCCTACGCCTCCGCAGCTAAGATTGCCGAAGCCCTTGCGGTTATCGGTCAATCCTACGTCGACACCAAAGAATACGGTCTGTATGTTCAGATTGCTATGGCTTTGGCAAATCGAAATGCGACTGGCGGAGATCCAATGCAGAACACAATCGACGCCCTCGGTGGTAGCACACTAGCTACCACCGAGCAGGGCATTTTATCCCAGATTTTTGTCCTTGCTGCTACCGCATGACCGCTTCTCCCTACGCCTCCGCAGCTAAGATTGACGAAGCCCTTGCGGCTATCGGATCGGAACACGTTGGCACTCGAGAACAAACTCTTCTTCAACAGATTTTCATAGCCTGTGCAACGGAAGGTTCTTCGCCGTCTACACCTCCTGTGCCACAGAACTTGCGTTTAGCTGCAACCCAAAATGCTAACTCCATTACGGTTACATGGGATGCGCTTGTGGAAAGCCCAGACTATGACGTTGAGGTATATACGCCAGACGACGTATGGGTTTCGCTAGGTGGCACTATGGGCGGGATTACGCGGGAGTATGGGACAAGTGACGGCATGGTTTATGGGGCTACTTATTCGTTTAGAGTTCGCTCTACTTTTGATTTTGTTACGTTCTCCGAATGGTCTGCTCCGCTCTATGGGGTTGTAGCTCCTTCGACGCCAACTTTTTACTACATAAACCAAGGTTCAGGACTTTGGGATGATCCTGACAACTGGTTTCAAGACCAAGCTGGAACTATTCCGTATAATTCAACCCCAACTAGTAGTGATAACTGCGAAATCAATGAGGGCAATACTGTTGATGCGGTTCCCATTAGTGGGTACAACTATGTTATCAACTATGGCACGGTCACTACCAACAATGGCACGGTGAACAATAACTACGGCACGCTTGTCAACAACAGCAACATGCTTGTTACCAACAGCGGCACGGTCACCAACAACAGTAACACGATTACCAACAACAGCGGCACGGTGGACACCAACTACAGCACGATTGTTAACAACACTCTTGCAGGCACGATCACCACTAACACTAGCACAGGCACGGTCACCTACAACTGTGGCACGATAGTTAATGACCAAGGTTCCTCTGGTCCATGCCCGTAAACGATAACTCTTATGCTCCCCGGACAATCCACCACCCTCAATAACCAGCTTGCCTTTGTTCAAGGGGACACTTGGGGCGGAATTCCGTCGATAACGATTACCCCTGCTCCGAATTACAATGTCGTATCAGCTAGGATGCAGTTTCGGGAATCGAAGGTGGCAGTGTTGCCTTCAGCTACCCTTTCTACTGAACCTAATGGGGGTATTGTGATCAACAACGCCTCTACATGGAGCTTTACTATACCTGTTCAGAACCTACCTCTGACCGCAGGAATCTACGACTGGCAGTTCCAAACAACTGATTCGCAGGGTAACGTGCAGACCTACATGCAAGGAACCCTTCAAGTCTACCTCGACATTGTCCGCTCATGAGTAATACCATCGAAGTAACCACCGAAGGAGATACAATCATCACGGTAACTCCAGAAGGGAACGTAACCGTTGGTGTTGAGTATAACCCTGTAGCTGGGTCGGGGGGTAATACCAATATTGGGATCACCCGAACGAATGCTGCCGTAACGGTGACATCAAGTTCTGGCACTGCTGGAACAATTTTAGCGGCGGACTCATCAAATGCTGGGGTGTTCACTGCGGCAAATTATACCAAGCTGGCAGGGATTGAAGCGGGTGCCGATGTAACCGATTTGACCAATGTTGGAGCCGCTTTAACCACAGCCGCAGCTAAAGGCACAATCGTTGATGCTGACTTGGTAAATATCCAAGACTCAGCAGCATCTTTTGCACCAAAGACGACGCTCTGGAGTTTAGTAAAATCCACGTTGAAGACGTACTTCGACACACTTTATCCGTCTGGTTCAGGCACATCTACAGGAACCAACACTGGAGACCAGACTAACATCAGCGGCAATGCAGCCACCGTCACTACCAACGCCAATTTGACTGGACCTGTGACAAGTGTAGGCAACGCTACAGCTATTGCCGCTGGAGCGATCACCAACACCATGTTGGCTAACGGAGCAGTAGCAAATCTCAGCGGAACTAACACTGGAGATCAACCACGGATGCCCTTACGGATACTGTGACGATTACTGCTTCTGGTGGTGGCGGGGGCGGTGGTGATGTCGTTGGCCCAGCAAGCGCAACTAACGGAGCCTTTGCTCTTTTTGATACGACTACAGGGAAGCTGCTCAAGAATGGATCTGTTCCGGGCGGAGCCGCCACACTCAACGTGGGCACTAGTGCAGGCACTGTGGCGGCTGGAGATGACTCTAGGTTCACAAACGCCCGCACACCGACAGCACACGCCTCCACGCACGTCACAGGAGGCTCTGATGCTATCCAGTCGGCTACTGCAACTCAGAATGGATTGGCCACGTCCACACAGATCACCAAATTGGATGGGATCGAAGCTGGTGCAGATGTCACAGACGCTACAAACGTAGAGGCTGCTGGCGCAGTGATGAAAACTTTGGCCGATGCCAAGGGTGACCTTTTTGCGGCTACCGCTGCCGACACGGTGACTCGCCTACCTATTGGAGTGTCGAATGGGCATGTGTTGACCGTTGACTCTGCGGAGACAACTGGGATGAAATGGGCGGCTCCTTCTGGTTCGGGAGGCGATGTCGTTGGCCCAGCAAGCTCGACGGACAATGCCTTTGCACGTTTTGATTCTACAACGGGCAAGCTGCTTCAGAATAGCACAGCTACTTTGGATGATGTCGGCTTGGCTGCCTTAGATGGAGTGCAGTTTTCGACCACTCCGACCTCTACGATTGGGCAGGCAAAAGCCGTGTGGGATACGACAGACAGTTGTCTTAGCGTCGGGCTTAACGCTTCAGTTCATGCCCTCGTTGGAGTTGACTCGCATGTTCAGGTTTATAATGAATCAGCAAGCACCATGACGGTGATGCAGGTGGTTCGACAGAGCGGGTCTTCTGGGACTCGTCTCAGTGTTGAGCTAGCCTTGGCCAATACAGACGCTGCTTCAGCTACCACTATTGGGGTAGTAGCTCAGTCCATAGCTAGCAACTCTCAAGGGTTCATCCAAACAGCAGGGCTTCTGCGAGGGGTAGATACAAATGCTTTTAACGCAGGGGATGTTCTTTGGTTATCCGCAACAACCGCTGGACTTATCACCAACGTCAAACCCACCGCTCCGAATCACGGGGTAAGGATTGGGTATTGCATCAAGAAGGCAGGCGGAGCAGGCATTATTCTGATCGACATCCTTAACGGCTTTGAACTTGACGAGTTACATGATGTCAAAATTACTGCCCCTATCGTAAATAACAGTTTTCTTGCATATAATGCTACATCCTCAGTATGGGAAAACAAATTAGATGTTCCTTCCACTCAGTTAACAGGCACCGTTGCAACTGCCCGACTTGGATCAGGCACAGCAAGCGCAACTACATATCTTCGCGGAGATAGCACGTTTGTAGCATTACCAACGGAGATCCAAGTGGCTTGCTCTGATGAGACGACTCCATTAACTCTTGGCGTTAAGGTGACTTTTCGGATGCCTTATCCAATGACGCTCACAAGCGTGCGTGCTAGTCTGACAACTGCACCTACAGGATCATCGGTTATAATAAACATCAAAGAAAGTGGAACTACTGTCTTGAGTTCTTTACTGACCATTGCTACTGGCTCAAAAACAAGCACAACAACCTCAATCAGTGACTCAGCGTTGGCGGACGATGCTGAGATAACAATAGAGGTGACACAAATTGGAGGCGTGGCTGCTGGTCTTAAGGTAACTCTTATAGGAACTAGAGCATGAGTTTCATAATTAACCCATACACCTTTGCTTCTGCTAGTAGCACAACGCTACTAAGTGAAGACTTTGAACCAACTGGGGCTACTGGGTGGACTACTAATTCTGGTTATTCACCTTGGGATGATCAATACATGACACCCCCTTTAGCCCCAATTCAGGGAACTCGATCTGGTGCTTTTTTAAGTATTGGAAGTTATCACGCTTACAAGAACTTCACAGCTACAGGGTCATGCTACGTTCGATTTAGATTTTATTGGAACTCCCCCGGATCAGCGGGAACAGGCGTTCTCTGCACTTTGAGGGATGCTAGCGGAAACATTTTGATGACTATAGGTTTAGTAACAGGGACAAACGCGTTTCGTGTTTCTTTGGGATCTGGTGGGGCATCAAACACTTCAACGCCTCCAACAGTTGGCACGCACCTATACGGCTGGATGGAATTTGTTAAAGGAGCTGGCAATGCTATTGGAAGAGTCGGTTGGACAACAACGCCAGCTAGACCCTCGTGGCCCAGTTCGGGCAATACTGGACCGCTAATCGTTATTAACAACGGAACCGCAAATGCCGACGCATCTCGTATTTTGTTTGGAAGAGCCGAAGCTCCAATTAACTGGCGGTTCGTTTTTGATGAAATTGAAGTTCGCTCAACACCATTCCCATGAAAATTCTTTGCCACATCCCAACGCAAACATTGCTACCCTACCCTCGCGCAGACGAAGAGCCTGTCGTGGGGCTTGATCCCGAGTACGAAATCTTTGACTTGGTTCAGGAACCACAACCAACATTTGATNGCGGGTATTGCCCTCAGTACTGACCCGACAGTTGCCGCTCTACGTTTTGAGCTTTCCACTTGGTTTTCCGAGGTTCACTCTAACGATCCCCGCGTTGTTTCCGGCCTAGACAAACTCGTCGAACTAGGTATTATCACCGAAGTTCGTCGAACCGAAATTACCTCCATTTAGCCATGCACGACCATCACATAACTCCATTCCTCGGTTCGATGCTTGCTTTCCTAAGCACTATCGCCAGCATGGCCGAGATGGAGTTGTGGCTTAAGCTAGCGTCTCTCGCAGTCGGAACTCTAGCAGGGGTATTGGGCTGCATCTCAGCAATTAAAAACCTACGCAAATGAAGACCTACCTACTCAAGAACTGGAAAACAACTCTCGCTGGTGTTGTCAGCATCGCGGCTATCATCACTACCTATTGGCTCCCACAATACGCCGACGAACTGGCGAAGCTTGTTGGGTTTTTGGTCAGCCTCGGACTGATTGCTGCTAAAGATGGCAACAAGACTGGTGTATGATTGGCATCATCGAACTTCTCAAGCTGGCTTTGCGAGTCTGGCTTGCAGTCAATGCCTCAAAACCATTTCAAAGACTCCATGAAATTGATCGTGAAATGCGTCGTTTGTCTATTGGGGCTACTGAGTCTGATCTCTTGCAAATCGAGGCACTCGACCGAGAACGCAGAGTCCTCTCTAAACTCATCGGCTCTTTACACTCCGACCTCCATGGCAAGCATTGAAGGTGCAGAGTACCAATTTGCCGAAGGCGTCTGGAAAGGCACTGGTGAGCATCTCTATTCACAAGCGGCGTTTACCCGCGCATTAACCATAGGAAGAAGCAAGTAACGTTATGACCAAAACGGAAATCGCTAGAGAATACATCGAACGGTTTCCAGACGTGGAAAACCGCACACTCGCAAGGGTGCTACATAAAGAGTTGCCGAAAGTTTTTACAGACTTAGAAAATGCTCGGCAAACCATTCGTCAGATTAGAGGCGCAAAAGGCAATAATGGTAATAAGCACGTTGCCGACAAAAGCATGTTTAAGCCTATCGGCTGGCAGCAAAATATTCTGCCTAAAACTCACGCAAAAACCCGCGAGCCTATCGTTCTCGACGGTGCGTTGAAGGTGTTGATTTTGTCGGATGTCCACATCCCATACCATGACGAGGTCGCAGTCGCTGCGGCTATCGCGCACGGCAAAAAGAAAAAGCCAGACGTCATCATTTTAAACGGCGACATTGGTGATTTCTACGGTGTATCTCGGCACGATAAAGACCCGCGTCGCTCGCTGGCCGATGAACTTGAGGCGATACGTCAGTTCTTGTTCTATCTTCGTAAGCAGTTCCCAAAATCACGCATTCTTTACAAAATTGGTAACCATGAAGCGCGAATGGAAATGTTCCTCGTCAAGAACGCTCCCGTCCTCCTTGGGGTCGCTGATTTCGAGCTTCCTGTGTTGCTCAAGTTTGATGAAATGGACATCGAGTTGGTGCCATCGCTTACACTCATTCGGTTAGGCAACCTACCAATTTATCACGGACATGAACTCCCACAGGGGATGTCATCACCCGTAAACCCTGCACGTGGCATTTGGATGCGCGTTCAGGAATCGTTGATCTGCGGACATTGGCACCGCACAAGTGAACACACCGAGTCCACAGGTTTGAATAAGAAACTTTCGTCCTGTTGGAGTGCGGGTTGTCTCTGCGATTTGAGTCCGGATTATGCAATTGTGAACCGCTGGAATCATGGGTTCGTTTGGGTTGAAACTCAAGCCGATGGGAATTACGAAGTCTCCAATCACAAGATCATCAATGGGAGGGTTTACTAACCAATGAGAGTTATTTGCCTCGACCCCGGACACGGTATGTCCAACCGAAAACCTCTTGTCTATGACTCAGGTGCTGAAAGCAAAGGCTACACCGAAGCCGCTATCGTGATGGAGTATGCCAACGTGCTTCGATTAGAATTGGTTGCCCGTGGTTTCAAGGTTGTGCGAACTCGAGTTGATCACAAAGACCCTTGCCCTGTGGCTCGACGCGACGACATCGCTAAAGCCTACGGTGCTTTGTGCATGATCTCACTCCACTGCAATGCCGCTGACGGTAATGCTCGAGGCACGGAGACTTTCTTCCGTGGCGAGGATGACCGAGCTTTTGCCCAAGTGCTGAACACAGCCATCGTGAAGGCTATGGGAACCAAAGACCGAGGTGTGAAAACTGAAAAGGATTCGCAGCACTCATCCCTAGCAGTCATGGAATTTGACAAGTGCTGGTTGGTAGAACTCGGTTTTATCGACAACAAAGAAGACCGTGCTCTGATGCTTTCAACGACAACTCGCCGTGCAGTCTGCAAAGCGATAGCGGATGCGATTGCGACAAAGTTTGCTTGATTTAGGTTGCGCTTCGGTTATGTAGATATTCTATAATCAGAAATATGACAAAACCAATTATTGCCTTCACAGGACTCGCCCAATCAGGAAAAACTACCGCAGCTAACGCTTTTATCTCTGTCGGGTATGACCGAATGTCCTTTGCTGAGCCAATAAAGGAGATGGTTAAATGTTTGACCCCTCTTTTGGATAAAGATGCCCGACCCCCATCTCTTTGCGGGAAGTCTCTACGCGAGGTATATCAGACCTTGGGAACCGATTGGGGTCGCAAAATGGTGGGAGAGGACATCTGGGTTAATGCTGGGCGTGCTCGCATAGATACCCTTCTTGGCGATGTCGAGAGCGACATTATCCGAGGCATTGTAATCGACGACATCCGTTTCGACAATGAGGCTGATTTAGTGAGAAAAATGGGAGGACTGGTTATTGAGATCACTCGATCCAGTGTTCCTCAGATGGATCATATTTCGGAATCAGGCATCTCTCGCGATTTGATTGATTACACCTTTGCCAACGAGGGAGACATTGCAGCACTACAACACCAAGTTCGTGATTACTTGCTAGTGCGCTGAAGAAAGAGTAGATTCTCCTTATATGGCAATCGCAAACTCCGCTTCTAAGCTATTACCCTCTCAGCGGGT